ACCTGAAGGAAGGTTCATCGGTTGAACTGAAACGAAATCCTTTGCTGCGATTTCAGAAAAGATACGACGAACAAGTGGAAGAGCAACACCAGCCCACTCTTCTGAGCCAGCTGCTGTACCTGTACGTGATGATTCGTCGATAAGTTGTTTTGCCTGATTTTCAAGAAGAACTGCGATAGAGTTCTTTTCATAATCGTTCTTGATACCTTCAAGAAGTCCTGTCTTTTCCCACTTCTTGACTGTAACTTTGTTTTCATTCATTAGGTTTCTATGAGCATTGCTCGTAGAACCTAGGATATTTTGAATACTCATTTATTCATCTCCAATATAAAAGTTAAATTAAACCTGCTAATTTCTTAAACCTGTCAGACACTTCATTTGATTCCGAAAGAATCTGCTTTGAAGGTCTTGTACTTGCTTGTGGCTTACTTGCAACACGATTGAATGACTCCTTGAGTGACTTCTTAGAAGTCTTTGCAATCTTACTTACCTGGCCTCTTAAAGACTCAGCGAGTGTAGCATAAACCAACTTGACTTCACGCAAACTACCTGCACGATCGAAATTCTCTATAACTGTCATCTTTTGTGACTCTGTTAAAGAATAAGAGCGGAACAACTTGTTTGAGAAAAGAAGTTTTGAGTTAAGTAGGTTAACTTCATTTAACTTTTCACGGAGGAATTGAATGACGGCGTAAGCTTCCTTGAGTTTTTCTTCTTCTTCCTCATGGACTTTTTCTTCCTCTTCTTCATGAATTTTTTCCTCTTCTTCCTCTTCTTCACGAAGAGCACGGATAATTTCTTGAATGTCTACGTCATCCGATTCTTCACCTTCTTCTACCTTTTCTTCTTCTTCCTCTTCATTAACCACTTGAACAAGTTTTTCCTTCTTCATTTCTGTGTGGTCATCAGAGGCAGTCTTTGATGGTTGTTTGTTGTCACCCTTACCAATTTCCGATGAATCAAGTTCTTCTTCAAGCTGACGGATGATTTCCATAAGGTCTTCGTCCATTGGCTCTTCTTCCTCTTCTCCACCGAAATCCATTTCATCGTCTGCTGGTGGTTCAGGCATTTCTTCACCTTCACCTTCGCCTACGTGATATTCTTCTTCCTCTTCTTCCATAGTTTCTTCACCCTCTTCTGCCTCACCTACTGGTTCTTCTTCAGAGTATGTTTCTTCCATGTCAGAGTGTTCCTCTTCGCCTTCTTCCATCTCATATTCTTCACCTTCATTCCATCCTTCTTCCATTTCATCCTCTTCGGCTTCTTCTGAAAGTTTGTTTGCAATCATGGATTGAATACGTGGAGTGAAAGCTTCTTCTAAAGCAAGCTTAGCATTGGCAAGTGCGACTTCACGAACTGCCTTAGCATCTGCGATAGCTTCTCTGAGCAAATCTGTCATAAAAATTCTCCAACTAGTTTTAGGGTTATTGACAACTCTAATCAAACATAAAATAATAATAAACTCTATAATAATAGAGTATTGTACAAATAAATATGTTCTAAAAATGAAAAATCACATAATTTTTTGAATTATGTGACTTTTTTGTAATATTTTTACTATTATATTTGTTCGTTATCCAATTTTCTTTGTCTTTTTATCGCCGCATTCTTTCTATCTTTTCTTTTTTCGGACGGTTTAATGTATTCTGTCCTTCGTTTATACTCTTCAAGAATACCGCTATCCTTTACTTTTCTTTTGAATATCTTTAACATAAGGTCGATATTCATTCCGTTTCCCTTAACCTTGACGTGTGCTGGTTTTGGATTTGAACTGTTAACTTGATTGCTCATAACCTTTTCCTTTTCTATTATTTTATATCGTAGTATTTACCGAGTGTTTCGCCGATTTCTTCATAGACGGCTTCCATTCTTTGTTGTAATTTTGACATTTCGTCCGCAGTTTTTTCAAAAATTTTAAGGGACTCATTCATCTTTTTAGAGTGTCTACCGAGTGTGACCTTATCAAACCAATCACCTGACTCATCCATAATATGTTTTGAAGCAAATTCGACTATGTCTTTAATCTTTTTTGCAGTCTCTACGAGTTTATTTGAACGATAAATGTCTTGGCCATACTCATTAAACTTTGAAATTGCTTCTAAATATTCCTTTTTCTCTTCAGTTGTAAATTTACGTTCTTCAGTTTGTTCACCGGAAGTTTTTTCGTGCATTGACTCTGAAATTACTTCTGATACAGCAGACTGTACTATTTTTTGAAGTTCAGCCACTGGTATTTTGAATGAAGATTCTTTTTTTACCGTTGTTGGTAGTCCCTTGTGTTTTGTACCAGCGTACTTTTCAAGTTCTTTTTCAGACATTGAAGCGGCAACTTGTTTTACATTCTTACTAACTTTTGACGCAGGAACTTCACCACGCTTGTAAGCAAGAACGAGTCCCATAAATTGTTGTTGTTTTTTAGATAATGCCGGCATCAGTTATCTCCATCAAAAATGCATTCACAATAGTTTCCAATTTCACAAATAATCTTTGTAATGTTTTCATTTAATCTTTTGATTTTTGGATCAATCTCTTTAATTGTTTTAAGACCGATGCCTTCTTTAATAAGACCTTCCCCAACAACTTCACCACCCCCAGCGGGGTACATAAATGCACCTTGAGTTGATGGATTCGAAACAAAATCCCAACCAATCAATTCAAAATCATCTTGTACTTCTACTGTATTTTCATTTATTTCTTTGACCGAGCCAAGTCCTCTTGATGATATACCAAGACGAATTCCAGCACCAAGAAGATTCTTGAGAATGTTTCCCGATGGTGTTGGTAAAATTTCTACTTTGCCAACAACGTCATTACCCTGCCAATCACATTCAAGTACATTGTGTGAGACATTACGAAGATTCACCACAGATGAATCTGGATGATCAAGTTCACCAAGAGCTCTTCTTTCTTTTATTTGGTTTTCTTGATATTTTTTTACTTCTCTAATTAGAATTTTCTTTGGATAAACACGACCATTTTGATTTTTTGCTTCAGCTCTTTGTAGAACACCAGAAACAACAATTTTTCCATTGTTGTTTTCCGCCGACTCACGTAATTGCTGTGGTGTTACCTCAAAAAGTATTGTATCTACAAGAAGTTGTTTCATTTTTACGCACCCAATTCATTTATTTTTTTACCAATTCTGTTTAATCTTTCACCGATTTTTGTCAATCTACCTTGTGAAGAACGCCAAAATGTTCTTTGGTCTACTGCCATTTCTGTTTTTAGACGAAGAGCATGGCCAACGGCACGTTCGACTTGAAGAAGAGCCTGATTTAATTCTTTAATTGAATAATTAATTTTTTCAGACGTTGTTCTTGTTTTATCACCCTTATATTCTTTATACGATCCCTCGTAGAGCGATTTCATTGCCTGCTTATACATAGAATCTTGTTTTGTAGCTGTTTGTTTTATACCATTTCGGACAGGGGTATAACCGGCTTGATGAACTGTTCCACGCATGGTTGGATGTGGCTTTTGTTCGTCATTATCTTCATCTTCACCATTTTCTATAAATGCCTCACCTATATTCATTTGTGCAAATCCAAGTGTTGTTGATGTTTCATTTAATTTTTTACCCCTTTTAGGAGTTACAGATTCTTGTTTTACGAGGTCATCAAAAGATATTGATTGTTTACGTTTTGATTTCGGTACAATCTTATATCCAAATTGTTCAGCATTATCTTTTGTTTTTGCATCAAATTCGGATTTACCTTCCGAATCTTGTGGAGCAAATGCCTTTGGAGTATCATATCCAGCTACCGCTCCAGTTGTACTCATTTCATTCATTTCGTCTCTGAATTTTTTGTATGATTCAGATTCTTTCAGTTGTCTTATGAATTTTTCTACGTTCATGTTATTACCTCACAAGTTGATTTCTTACGAGAGCATATACAGGGCCACCACCATCTACCTTTAAACTAAACAAAGAAAGTTCATGTATAACAGGACTAGATGTTGATAAAGAACCCAAAGAAATATCCCCACCAAGTGATAATGATGCAGTTCCAGTACACCCATTCGGTACAATTAGTCCACCAACACCAAAATAAGAGCCAGTAAAAATAGTTGTTGTACCCGATGAACAAGCAATAGACTGTAAAAATTTACCAGGATGACCTTTTCTTTCAAATTCATTTGCCTGACTTGCAGGATAATCGTATGGTTGGACTGCCATTGTTTACTCCATTATAAATCATTTACCAAATCATAGTATCGCATCAAAGCAGATATATGATTTTCTTCGATATTTTTTATAGACTTGTACTGTTCTAACAATTCTATAACTTCTGTTAGTTTAATACGAGTAGCTTTATCAGACATTTTTTTTGTTTTACTTGTTAAAACTTCTTTAAGACGTAACGCCTCATTTTGAACAAATACCTTCAAGTTATTCGCATTACTTACATTGTTTATGTATTCACGAAGAATTGATTTTTGTTCAGACGAAAGTTCACCATATTTGTTATTAAATTTTTCAACCATAATTTTATAGGTCATTAATCTAATTTCTTTTGGTTCAGATGATATTGTTCTTTGATCTTCTACAAGTGTAGTTTTCTTATCGGAAATCATATTTTCTATGATTGTTATTCTTGAGCGAGTTATTTCTGAAGGATTATCTAACTCGGTATATTCGAATACTTTATAAATTGAAGCCAAAAGTTTATAGTTACTAACCTTTGTTTGAAAGAACGCATCAATATCAAAACTTTCATTTATAGTCTTAATCAATTGATATTTTTCTTCTTTTAATTTGGTCTTATCTAATTTCTTACGAGCTTTTAATACGGCTTCAATTAGCATATTTGATTTTGATTCAGATGCAAATTTTTCTTCAGCCAATGTCTTATATAACCCATACTCTTTTATGAGTTCAGTATTCTTGTTGAAGAATTTCTTCAATATATTAGTGGCAACAGATTCGTTTGCAGAAATAATATCAGATGTTATTTGACGTGTTAAAAGTTCAAATAACATCCCCGTATTCTTAAATTTAGAATGTTTAATTTTTTTCATGTATGTTACCCGTTAAATATAATCCTTCATAAGATAAATATCAAATTAATTTAGATTTCTTCAAATAATTTCGTCTCATCAAGTATTCCAACATTATCTTTTTTGGAATCAGACGACGGTTTTAAACTTTCAGATATTACACCTTTTGTTTTAATTTTTACACC